AGTATGAGGCATTATTTTATTTAAGGAGATGCGAGAAATTAAAAAAGATAAAATATTTTGTTCTGTTGATTGGAAAAAACAATATCCAGAAGAGTTGAAAGAAAGATATATTTTTTTGTACAATAAATTCAAAAATGAGTTTTACAATTTTTTGATTATTTACACTGAGGCTAAAAGATATTGGCTTGAAGTTGATAGTCAGTATGAAAGAAGTTTACTTTTGAATAAATATGGTTTTAAAGAGGCAACATATGAGGAGGTTATGAAATGAAAAAAGTATTATTTATTGCAGTTATGGCGTTATTTTTGGTAGTTACTTATCTTGTAGCGATGGATGTTGGAACGGTTACGAGAGTTGTTGATGGAGATACCTTTAAGATTGAAATTAACGGTGAAGAGCAAACGGTAAGGTTGCTCGGTGTTGACACAGCTGAAAGTGTCCATCCGACAAAGCCGGTTGAAGAAGGTTCTCTTGAAGCGTCGGAGTTTACAAAATGGCTTGAAGGCAGGCAAGTTGTTTTGACCTATGATGCTAAGAAAACAGGTTATTATGGAAGGCTGTTAGCTTATGCATGGGTAGAAGTTGACAACGGACAATTGATTTGTTGGAATACGGAACTTATCAAGCAAGGGCATTCCGAGCTTTACACGAAGTATAAGTTTGAGGGGATTGATTGGTTTAAAGAGGTGATAAAATGAAAAAATATGCATTAAAAGAAGATGTATATGAAGTAATGAGATGGACTGGTAATAACCTTGAAGAACTGAAAGAGTTTGTAAACGTGCGGGATGAGCAAGAAATTTTTTTATCGACGATGGCTTATTAGAACTGAAAAGAGGCAGAGAAAATAAAATTATAGAATTAGGAGATTATATTTGTAGGGATATAGAGTATGGTTTAATTTCTGTTTGGGATAAGTCTATATTCGATAATAGAGCGTTTGTGTGCGAAGTTGATGTCAAAGAATTGCAACACGTTGCTACAAAAAGAATAAGACAAAAAAACAGCATTTGCGACCATATCTACGAGATAGAAGATAAATCGTTAGAAATGTGGGATAAAGGAGAATGAAATGACGAAATACGAAGAGATAAAAGCTGAAATAATGAACTTGCAAGACTATAAAGCAGAACTTTTTGAGGACATCAGAAAAATTGATATTGAGCTTGAAAAGTTAAAAGAAAAATTAATATTAGTGCCGTGCTTGACAGCGAGACCAAAGTAGTGCTATAATACTACTGACATGATGAGATAAACGTTTCAATGAATTACCTCCTTTAGATGTCAAAGTTTACTTACAACGCTAACAACAACGAACACTCCTTTTTAAGTTGAGCCCCTGTTAATTCAGGGGCTTTTGTTTTAGGAGGAAAGGAAAAAAGATGGAGCGAACAAATATTGATAGAGATTATGTGATAGATTTATTTCAACTTTACAAAACGGCACTGATAAAAGAACTTGGTAATTGTCGGAATGTTCATTTGACTTGGTTGAGAGATGACAAAAAGATTGATTTTAAGATTGCTGAGGATTGCCATCATTTTTACAGGGATACAAATGAAGATCAGGTGCTATCAGAAATATCAAAGATTAATCATGTGATAGAGCCTGTTGAGAAACAGATGGCAGGCTTGACAGTACAATATGCAGGCGGTATGGTTGTGAAATTAGTTGAAGAATGGTTGTCTTGGCTTGAATCGAAAGAAGCAGAAGTGTTATTCTGGTGCTACATCAATCATGATTATAGAAAAAAGCATGGCAGGTTTCAAGGCTTGAACTTTGCCGAGATTGCGAAAAAAATGAATGTTGATAGGGTTACTGTTTGGCGGAAAGAAAAAAGCGGAATTGAAACGATACTTGACAAGGTTTAATTAGTATGATATTATTAATTGTCCCATCCATCAATGTTGGAGCTGCTTATTCAGGTAAGCACGCAAGGGCTACAAGACCTTTAATTAAGGGTTTTTGATGTTTTAAATGCTTTATTGCCAGTAAAGCGCAATTCAAACGGGTTATTCAGTGTCAAACGCTCTCTACTTATTCAGTGGGGAGCTTTTTTTATGTATGCTTGACAGATGCAACACTTTTGTGGTAGAATATGTTAGAACGTAAGTTCTAAAAGTTCATTAAACGCAAAATAAACAAACTTCTGCAAAGGGCACTTGACGGTGTCCTTTTTTTATTGCTCATTTGCCGATGGCAGATAGAGATAGGGGAGTGGCGCAATGCTGCTCCTTTTATGGATTTGTTCCATATTGTTGACGTCAACAAAAAGGTAACGAGTTGTTGAAGGCAACAAAACGATCTAAGGGGTTGAAATGCCTCTTTTTTTTATGCAAATTTAAGGAGGTGAGGCAATGGCAAAAGGTAAATACCAAGAATGGCTCACGCCTGAAGGTCTCACTAAAATTCAAGGGTGGGCACGTGATGGCTTGAGCGAAGAACAGATAGCGCATAACATGGGAATCACAAGACCGACTTTGTGGAAATGGAAAGAAAACCACGATAACATTCTTAACGCCTTAAAAAAAGGAAAAGAAGTTGTTGACAGAGAAGTGGAAAATGCACTTCATAAAAGAGCAATGGGCTACAAATACAAAGAAAAAACTTATGAGCCCGATGAAAACGGGGATATGGTTTTAAAGAAAGTTATTGAAAAACAAGTTGCGCCTGATACAACAGCGCAAATATTCTGGTTAAAGAACAGAAAACCAACAGAATGGCGAGATAAACACGAGATTGATAACAAACATGAGTTTGGTGAAAACTTCGTTTTGAAGATCAAGAAAGAAGATGAATGATTATGCCGGTTTTAGAGCTTGATGAACGTTTGGTCAATCCGATATATCTAAATCAGATTTCAAACGAAACACCGACACAAATATATTTCGGTGGTAGTTCTTCCGGTAAGTCTTATTTTGTTTTAGCGCAAAGAACAATTGTTGATATAATGACAGCGGATAGAAATTTTTTGATCGTCAGAAAAGTTGGAGCGACAAACAGAAATAGTACCTTCAATCAGGTTAAAAAGGGTATTTCTGAGTTTAACCTTGACAAGTATTTCAAGATCAACAAATCAGAAATGACTATAACCTGTTTGCACAACGGCAATCAAATTCTATTTGCGGGTCTTGATGATGTTGAAAAGTTAAAATCAATAACACCGGCAAAAGGCGTTATTACAGACATTATAATAGAAGAGGCGACAGAAATATCATACAACGATTATAAACAACTTACAAAGCGTTTGAGAGGTCAATCAACAGCAAAAAAAAGAATAACGATGATGTTTAATCCGATTCACCAAACGCATTGGATATATCTACATTTCTTCGCTGATAAATGGAATCCTGATACAAAAGAATATTCAGATGAAAATTTGTATATCCTTAAAACAACCTATCATGATAACGACTTCCTTGAATCGGATGATGTGGCAAGAATAGAATCGGAAACTGATCCTTATTACATCGACGTTTACAATAATGGTAACTGGGGTGTTGTTGGTGATTTGATATTCAGGAGAGGAACAGGCAAAGGATATTGGAGAGTTGAAGATTTATCGGAATTTAAAAAGACTTGCGAAAGGTTTTGGAACGGTCTTGATTTTGGTTTTTCAGATGATCCGGCAGCGTTCAACAGAATGCACTATGATAGAAAAAACAAGCGGTTATATATCCTTGATGATTTTGCTGTTACAGGTCTTGACAACGAAGAGTTGGCGGATAAAATAAGACCTTTTGTTGATAGAGAACTTGTGACTTGTGATTCTGCTGAACCTAAATCAATTAAAGAGTTGAGGAAATATAGGATAAACGCAAGAGGAGCAGCAAAAGGTAAAGACTCTATCAAAACAGGGTACAGGTTTCTGAAAGGGCTTGAAATTATAATTGATCAATCTTGTCAATCAACAATTAATGAGTTTTCGATTCATAAAAACAAACAAGACAGATCAGGCGTTTCATTGAACTTCCCGGAAGATAAAAATAACCACAATGTCGACAGCATACGCTACGGGATAGAGTCCGAAATTACATTTACAAGCAGATACGCAAGCAAATCCAGATAAGAAAGGTGGTGAAATATGCCGGAGAAAAAAAAGATAGACGAAAGGCAATACGCTTCAGTAAACGACCTGAATTTTAAACTGGGTGATGAGTTCTTTTACCCGTCTGACATCAGTCAACAGACTTACAACTTGATGAAAGAAAGAGATGAAACGATAGCGGCAGCGTTTGACATTTTCATCGGCTCTATTCTCAACATGATAGGCGAATATCAGCATGAAAACGAAGCAATCAAAGAGTTTGTTTCTCGAAAGTTTAACCTGAAAGAAAAAGGCATTAGAAAGTCCTTGAAAGAAATCATAACAGACTCAATGGCTTACGGTTACGGAATAGCGGAAATGGTTTGGACAATTCAAGAGAGTGTTGTCAGCATGAAATTGCAACGAATAGATCCGTATGCGAGGATGGTTCGTTTCATATCGGATGGTGCAGAAGTAAAAGCAGCAAGGTATTACAACGTGTTGGCGCAACAAATAGACATTCCGATAGATAAGACGTTTGTTCACAAGAAAGGCGTAGGCATTTATGGAGAGAGTCAACTTAGGAGAATTTACAGACCGTGGAAGTTCAAGTCTGAGATGTTTAAATGGTTTGCGATGGGTTCGGAGAGATTCAGCACGCCTTTACTTGCTGCCTTTGTAATGGACCCCGAAGCGTTTGTGGAAACAAATAAAGCTGGATGGAATCAGGCAATTATGGCACTCGGAACGGATGAAAAGTTACAGGCTCTTTCACCCGGCTCGGACATGGCGAACTCTTTTATTCAGACACTCGACTTTTTGAATAAGATGTTGTTGCGAGGCTTGCTGATTCCACAGCTTATCCTTGACAACAGCAACACAGGCGCATTTGCTTTATCCAAGACGCATCAGGAAATTTACGAATCAAACGTCAGAGACTCAGCGGAAGAAATAGCAGCGGACTTGGTTGATCAGATTGTCACGCAGATGATTCAGTATCAGTTCGGAGTGATGGACAATTACGGAACGTTTACGCTTGTTGATGTGCCGACAGTAGACGAGATGAACACATTGGCTGATATTATACAGAAAGTGACGAGTTCAGGCGTTATAAGTCCTGCTGAGCCGTTTGTGAGGGATTTATTCAAGTTCCCCGAAGCAGATGCAGGATACAAAGCGGAGCTTGAAAGAATGAAGGCGGAAGAAGCTGATAACAATGGCAGTCAGCAATAACACTTTTGCAAGAATACAACTGAGAGCAGAGAACAGAATACTGGCGAGGTTGCAAAAGCCGTATAAACGAATCAGAGAAGAATACGCAAAGAAACAAGAAGTGCCGAACGTTGTTAATGAGATTCAACAGGCGATATTTTTTGGTATTTTAACAGCTTTCATTTTAGGGCGAACCGAAATAGTTGCAGAGGAATACAAACGAGGAAAAAAACAATTCCTTGACGTTGCAGATGCCGAAGCCATCCAGTACGTTCTCAAATCAGATAAAGATTTATTTTATTCTTTAGTCGGCAAAAGACTATTCAGAGAAATCATGAACGAAGCGGATGCAATGTCGGCTTATTTTTCACCGTCACAAGGTGCTATGGAATTTCTGAAAGATTATTCATTCGATTTGGCACTACGCAAACAAGGCGACATTTCAAAAGTGGCGCAAAGATTATTTGATGTGACGCTTGAAGAAGGCATGAGCAACAAAGAGGCAGCAACATTCTTGCAGAAAGGCATCGGCGACTTGACACGAACAAGTGCAAATGCAATCGCAAGAACAGAAAGCACAAGAGCCTTCAACTTCGGCACATTATCAGAGGCGCAAAGTTCTGACATGGTTATCGGTTACCGATATAACGCAATACTTGACAACGCAACTACTGACATTTGCAGAGAAAGAAACGGCAAGTACATTCCAAAAGATGACATAAGAGCGTTAGCGACAAACACACCGCCTTTACACGTCAATTGCAGGAGCAGGCTTGAAACAGTATTCAAAGGCGAAAGAACAGGCGAATTAATACCGGCAGACGCACCGGAAACAAAGAACAGACCGTCAGACATCAAGGCGGTTGTTGACTTTTTAACATAGGAGGTACGAAATGGCAAAAACTTATCAAAATACTTCATCCGGTTTAATTTCGATTGCCGGAAAAGAAATAGCAGCAGGTGAAACGAATACGTTTGATTTTTACTTGCACCATCCAGACTTGACACTTACAGCAGATACAGATCCAACCGATATAGTTGCAGCAACCGGAACAGTAAGCAAGGACACAGCAGGCACAGAGACGGTAACGCCGACACTGGACAACATTCATAAGGTGGAAGTGCAGGCGGTAGTAACATCAGGCTCGTTTGAGTTGTATTTCAATGATGCAACGAACACACCGGCAACAATTCCACTTAACGGTTCATTCAACATGGTTGTTGATACAAAGTTCTTGAACTCAATAATATTTAAGGCGTTGGAAGATAGTTCGGTTTTGAATTACAACATCGTGCTGAGGGCGTGATAGTATGCCTCTTTGGTTAGCAGGTGGTTCAGGTGGTGGCGGGTCGGTATCTTGGGGAGCAATAACAGGCAAACCGACAGAATTTAACGCAGGCAGCATCAAGACGGTTGATGTTGACGCAACGGACATAGCAGATGGCAAGGTCTTACAATACAACGCAACAAGTGGCAACTTAGAATATGAAACAATATCAGGCACAGGCGAAGCAAACACCGCAAGCAATTCAACATCAGGAACGGGCACAGGGCTTGTGTTCAAAGAAAAAGATGGTGTTGACCTTGTTTTCAAAAAGATTAAAGCCGGTTCAGGCGTTACAATAACAAACGGAACGGATGACATAACACTTGACGCAACAGGCACAGGCGGTGGAGAAGCAAACACGGGCGCAAATGTCGGCACTGCCGGTGTTGGCGTTTTCAAAGAAAAAGATGGCGTTGAGTTGCGATTCAAGAAAATTAATGCCGGTTCGGATAAAGTGACAATAACAGATGATACAGGAAACGATGAAGTTGATATTGACGTTGTGCCGGCGAATTTAGGATTGACTGCTTCGGATGTAGGTGCTTATTCGACAACAGAAACAGATACACTCAGAAAGAATATATCTGCTGGAACTGTAAGTTTCCCTTCGTATACAGATAATGGCGATGGTTCTGTTACTATCGGAAGCGGAGAGTATAGGCTTTTTGATAATTCAGATTTTACAGGCAACATCAATAAGTATACAGTAGCGGGCGGAACATTCACATTAACAGACAACGATGTTAATTATATCGTGGTGAATTACAATT